AACACCTTAGCTCGTTATGATTTTTGGCTTCGGAGCGGATTCCTCCTCCAACTTTGCATTCAAACAGTCCTGTGCAGCTTTGGCACATACATCCGCATATGGCGATTGCGATAAGTCGGTACATTCTTGTTCTCCATGGTGGAACTTATTATAAAAGAAGCGGTAGAGCTTATTATCGAGGTTGTCGAGGACGAATTGTAATAGCTGGTGCTGCTCGGGGTGAATATCGTTGGGGTTACCTGCCATCCATTTCGCTGTGTTTTCGTCTGGTAGAGTCCAGAGGTATTCTAGATTTCCACTCTTAGGATCGTAACGCCATACGTCTTGGTCCCACTGAGGAGTAGGCAAAGATTGCCTAGCTAAGTAGTACCGACGGATCACGTTCTCTAGTAGTTGTTCTTTTTTTATGCACACAACCACATAGAATGCGTCGTCCCAGGAGGAGTGAGCATTAACACACTTCTGAATCTCTGATATGTATTCTTTGTTGGCTTCTCGTTCTGTGTCGATGATGCCTTGCTTGGTGTCTATATTGGCTAGGCGTTCTACGGCCTCAGCTCCGACTGTCTTTCTTCGCTTAGTCATCTTTTGTCTATCTCCCTTTCTGTGTATTCCAACGTTTTCTGAACCTCATCCCAATCTTGATGACCCATCAATAGGTCAAAATCAGGATCGAAGTACGCTGCACTCCACCAAAACACCATCCATGTGTGATCGGGAACCCAAAGACTCTTTTGCGAAGGTTCGAATGCCTTGAACTTTAGCTGATTCTCTTCCGCAACCCAAGACCACCCTGTCTTGTCTTCTGCACTGACACCGTACGGCTCTGTGATGATGAACAAAGGGAAAGGTTTTCCGTGTGTTCTCCAACGGGTAGTGTGATCGAATCCTCCAGGCCATCTATTATCGTTGTACGGCCTCTTGTGGTTCAAGGGTCCAATACAATACTTGCTTCCAGACTGGAGATACTTAGAGTGATCCATCCATTTTATATATCGGCAATCTTTCTCGCTGACCGACTTTGCGCATCCTGCATGGTCTATGTCTCCATATCTTCCGTAGTATGGAGGTGCGTGTTCCGCATCAACCATGACCCTTCCGTGCGCTTCACTAGATCTCCACCTACACCAGATTTGTTCCATTGTCACCTCAGTTATATCTAATAACTATACATGGTTTCATGTTTTTGTCATAGTGATATAAAAGAAAAACCCCTAGAAGCTCGACACTCCTAGAGGCACTTGATGTTAGCGGTCGCCTTTATGCTTGGCATCCATCTTTGAGTAGGGAAGTGTCATACCGTCATGACGAGAACCCGTTGCGTTATGGCACACATGTTGAGCCATAGCAGCTTTCATCTCTTTGGAGGCTGGGAGCATGTAGACATCTGCATACTCGACGCCAGTCTTGAAGGCAGGCATTCCTTTAGATTTTTTCTTATCCATGGTTGCCTCCGTTAGAAACGGCCGCCAGGCTTCTTGTTCATCTGCTTGTTGTCGTCCTTAGCTAGCATATCGATACCTTCACGGCTGTCGTTATACTTTTCAGGTCCACCATAGGCAGCTTTAGGATAATCTTTCATGATGAGCTTCTCGGGAGGTTTGCCCATTCCCTTCATCTCTTTCTTGTCGCCATGATATTTTTTCATTGTTCTACTCCTAGTAAAACGGGACGTTAGTCCCAGGTTTAAAAAACCCCTATTACTATAGGGAAGTGGGCTGACCCCCACCAAGGCTGCTCATCGCAAATGCTTCTGGCATCTGTGATTGTTCACTCTGAGCAGCGGCCTCGGTTGGTGCTTCCGTTGGGTCTTCTGCTGCTGCTTGCTTCAACGCCTGGACAATGCTCAGTAGCTGTTGAATCTGATTCATGTCTATGCTCTGAAGCTCTCTCATAGTCTTGGCCATAGCAAGGCCAGCTTCTTGACGGTTCTCTTTAGACTGGCTAATGCGCTCAAGTGCCAAGGCTCTGTTCTCCTGGACACGGGATACTCTTTCCACTCCCAACCCTTGGTTGGCGACTGCTTTAGCTTGTAGATCCTGAATTTGTGCTTCGAGAACCTGCATCTGAGTCTGCATTTGCATCTGTTGAGCCTGCATTTGCTGTTCTTCTTCAGCCTGAATATCTGCGATAAGGTCCTCTTTATCCTGTAGAGTAGCAGCCTGAATGATAGTCTTAGTTGGGATAGGTAGTCCCAGTTCCTTAAGGTGAAGTAGCTGCGCAAACTGCATCTGTCGCTGCGTGGAGGTGTTGACCCCTTCTTCAATTCGGATATCGTTGTTAAGCCAAACTTTCGACTTAAACTCTGGAACAGGCTCTTCGCCCAAGATTCTTTGGATTTTGCCATAGGTATAGTTGTTCTGAACCAGCTCTACGAACACCTCCCCTAGTTGCTTTTGGCTAGCGTCTAGCTGGTCGAAGAGCACTTGGAGTGTTGTTAGTCCTGCACCCTGTCGAAGCATTGATAGGATCCCAGCCTTGTCGTCTGTGGCTGATCCTAAAAGTTCTTCGTTGACACCGCTTATTTCTTGTATTTCTTTACCCAGTATCTCCGACAACTGAATCATCGAAGGTGGAATCTGTGGAGCAGTAATCTGCTGCACATCATTCATATCAGCCTCTTGCTTCATGGCGAGCCCTTTTCCTTGGCCCTCCAAGAAGATGTCCCGTGGATTAACCATGGACGATGGCTTGTACTTGAAGCCTGAGTTCACCTGTGACTCAAGGATGTCGAGCTCGATTATCTTACGTCGGTTGTAAAGGAACTGAGCATCACGCAGGTTACGCACCACACCCTGTACTCTCCAAGGGAAGTAAGGAAGGTTCGGCTCGTAGTATCCGATGAATGGTACGAACGGATATCTGTCTAGCTTGAGAGGATTCGGTCCGTTGTAGATGGTCTTGCCCTCTACGCAAACGGCTAGCTTTACAGTCGGAACCATGTGCTTTTTGACAGCGAGTTGTGGGTATGCACGAAGGAACGCTTGTAGGTCTTCGTCTTCACCCTTCCACTCTCTGGATAGGCCAATCTCTGTATCGATAAGAAACGTTGCTTCTCTCTCGGCCTTGTACCAATACTCATCGTAGGCTAGTAGATTGTCCATGCCGTAGTTGTATGACTCTGCCATGTACTGAAACTTGCCATCTCTGTTGCCTCGTGCTGTCAGAGAATCGATGAAATCACCCATGTTTTCGGGAGCTAAAGACTTTGTAGCATCCTTGCTCAACCATTGCCGTCTCCAAACAAAGTTGCAGTCAGATAGGTCTTTCTTTCTGAAGTAAGGGTCAATGAGGAATGAGTTGTAGGGTACGTGGTCAACTCTGATGTCGCCCGATTCGGGATCTTTCGAGTAGTCGATCCACGTATTTAGAAGCGACATGCCAGTTGTTACACCACCATGCTCGAACGCTTCGGACACCATCTCGTCTGCATCAGCTTCTTTCATGGTGTGAAAGAGAATCTTAGACCACTGACTAGATGCTTGATCGTCGTTGTGCTCCACTGGTGTAGCAATCGTGCTCTTACGGTTTCGACGTTGGAACCCCGTAATAAGGTTGCACACTCTGCGGATGCGGTTGAAGTTGAATTGTTTCTTGCGGAAAGCAGGCATGTTCCCATAGTAGTCGTCGATCATAGTCTGATCTCCAACCTTGAAGCGCATGTCTATGTCTGCTTCGCTCCAAAAACTCTGATTTATAGTGATAGCCCTAGCATACGTTTCATCAAGCATCTGCTGGACGGAGTGATCACCTTCAGAGTAGTAACTGTCGTCCTGTATACTCTTGATGTCTGGCATTTGGTATCTCTCGTTTTCTCGTATTGTACATTATTATTGAAAAATACAATATTTTTAATGTCATAGCTACGATCAGAAAAATCCGACTGATTGCTGGCTATGTTGCGGACTGCTGTAATCATTCGAATCACGAAAGAACTCAGGGAGTTCTGCTTGGGCTCCGACAACATCCGAATAGATTTTATCAAGATCTTCGCTTGTCTGCTCCCCTGTAAGAACGTTTCGAAAATGCGTATATATTGCGTACCTTTGAGAATCCAAGCTATGGTCGTGTTCTTTGATTGGTTTGTCTTCACCCCTAAGGGATACCTTTTCGTCCCATCTGTAGGTCTGGAACTCTCGTATAGCATTGGGACAGCATCGGCAAATCTTGTACGTGCCGTTCGAGAGCAGCTTGCTCTTGAACCTAATGCCGTTGATAACGTCGTTGTCCGCATCGATGATACCTCCAAGACCTTGGCGCATCATCTCCAGCTTAAAGGAGGCAGCACTAGGGTCTACGTAAATACATCGGATGACTCTTCCCTGAATAAACTTCTTAAGGTCCTCTACATACTCTGTATCCGTCTTTTGACGGTTCATTGCTCTGCTATCGTAAAAATATTCTTTCTCTAACCAAAGGTTGGGGTAGAGCTTTCGGTTGTATCCAATGAGGCTGAACGTCGTGGGGTTGGATGTCCCGTAATCTATTCCGATAACATAGTATTCTGCTGGCCCTGGAGGAGTGTTGATTATATGATCATCCTCATCGAAGAAGTCGTACACAGTACCTTCGGCTAGGACCCACTCACCCTCTATATACCTCTTGTACCAGAGACCAGAGTACTCTCTTTTTAAGTTATCAATGTACGTCTGGCCCAGGGATGGATTGTCATCCAGTTTAAAACGAAAGACCTTCATATCGAGGTCTTCTTTACTTAGGAAGTCAGCCTTGAGCCAATGAAATGGGCTATCAGGGTTGGTTGTTCCAAAGAGCATAGCACCTGTGACGGACAAACGAGACAAGAGCATCTTGAAAAAACCTTGGGGGATTAGCGTAAGCTCATCGCAATATGCAAGTGCTAGCGTTGATCCCTGAATTCGTCGTTGTGCTCTCTCGTCGTTGGCTCCGACAAGGTGGATGATTCGGCCTAGAATATTCATCTGGGTCGATTTGGGGGTAGGTGCTGGCATGCCCATGATGGCACAGATTTCCAGTACTACGTTGCGTTGGATGGCATCTCGTGAGACACCAACGATCATTGCTTGCCCAGGAGGCCCGTACTTGAGGGCTTGAACGAAGCGTAAGAGTGAAATAAATGACTTGCCCGAGCGAACAGCACCTTCCCAGATGTTGAGTCTTGCGTTTGACTCACGGAAGGAAGCAATCTGCTTATCACTTAGAGGCTTTGCCACCTGTATCCTCCATGTATTTCTCGAAGGATTTCCAGAAAGGATGGTCTGGGTCGTTAGCGATAGCGTCCCGAGTAGCTTCAGCTTTGATGGTGGTCTCTTCTCTGATGTCCTCCAAGTGGTAGCTTCGTTCGTTGAGGAACCGAGGCATCCAGGTCTTGAGCATCCAGCTATTAGGGTTCTTCTCCATCCCATATTCGAACATCTTACGGCCTATTATTCGCCTCGCTCTAGTAAGATATTCGTTGAAAATATTGTACTTTGTTCCTAAATCGTAAATCCAACTATCAACACGCTTATGTCTTTCTGAGAATTGCGAGAGATGCCACACCCCATCTTCTTGTACGCATTTTACCAGTGATTCTCCTAACTCGTGTAGCTTTTCTTCTGTATAAACCGTTGGGTGAGTATGTCCCAGAGGTCGCCCTACTCGTCGTGCTTCTGCTAGAATGGTGGTGGCCTCTTTAATGTAAGGAAGAAGACGTGGGCATTGTCTTTCCATGGTCTTAAGCCAGGTGCTTCCTTTGCCTTTATGACGGTTGAATGAAGCCATACTTGCGCCATCAACTTTCACAAATTCAACCAGCTCCTCACCTAAAGCATCCAGTGATTCTTCTGTCCATTTTTTAGCCATAATCCTACTTCTTTTTTAGTTAAGGGTTAGGGGCATTGTGAGCCAACTTAAGAGCCGACTTCGCCCTCTTTTTCGTGTTGATAGGAAAGGACCCCTTGGGTGCTCCGACTGCTGTTCCAGCGATGGGGATCGACTTTCCTTTCGCAATCTTCACTTTCTTCGTCTTCGTCTTGCCTTTCATCTTTCTCCCAGGGGTTGGTTGCTTTGTCCATGATGCTGATCAATTCTGTCTCACTAACAGGTGCATAGTTCCAGTTCTCGACACTAACACAGATCTTTCGATCAAATGGGAGAACCTTCCACTTGCTATGCACATGACCATGAAGCATCCATGTTCCAGGTGCTGACATAGGAAGAGGTTCATGACCAACGTAACAGTCGTGACGACCAACCCGTAGGAAACATGCCTCTAAACACGCATCGAATCCAAGACCCATCATAGCGACTGGCTTGAAGTCGTGGTTGCCCCTGACACAGATCTTGATTCCGTTGAGTTGCTTAAGGATTTCTCTTGTGCGAGCCTTCTTATGAAAAGAGACATCGCCTAGGTGATAGACTAGATCTTCTGGTTGAATCTTCTGGTTCCAGTTGAGCATCATCGCAGTATCCATCTCGTCTACTGAAGCAAACGGACGCTCTTCATACTCCATTACCTTCGAATGGCCGAAGTGCGTGTCCGAAATATACCAAATTGTCATAGATTCACCAGCCTTTCACCTCGCTTGATTGCTTCCATCAAGTAACCAAACGCTTGGGCTGCCTCGGCAGCATTGTCGTAACTCAAACAACGTGTGTCATCAGTCTTGAGAAGTACAATTTCATCTTCTCTTAGCTGAATCTCATGAAAGTCGTTAGCGTTGACAATGTTTTTACGATTACCCCTGTGAATAATCCAAGTCATTACACACCTTCGGCTGCGTCATTCTTTAGCTGTTCAGCTTCTTCTTCTCTTACTTCTACTACATCAGGATGTTCTGGCTTGATTGGCTTAGGCTCTTGAGGACGTACCTGCATAGATTGGGAATCGCCCACTACTTCGAGGTAATCCCATTTGCCTGCTGCAACAACCAGTTTTGAGGTCAGGTGATTTTCGTCTTCGAAGAAGATAATTGTTCCTGACTCTACAGACATGCCGTGTGCTTCCACTTCTTTCTCTACGCCGTTAATGCCTACTTTGTACATTTTTGCTCCTTAAGTTTTTGTGGTGCATAATCCCTTAGGAATTCCTCACACCACTCTATTTTATCTTCTATTCTCTGTCCGCTTGGGTGGCTATGTGACCATAATTCTAGATTTTCGATTCTGTTGTCCAAGCCCTTACCGTTTTTATGATGAATTACTTCACTTTTTCTTAACGGTCTTCCCAAATGCTCCGACATCACGAGTCTGTGTTCTGCAATATATCCATTACCCCTAGCGTTTGGGTGTGCCGTATTTCTGATAAATCTATACGGTCCTCCCTTACAGTCCTTTATGTGACTACCGCCCTTCCATACGGGACTATTTTCTGCCGTTCTTTTTTTACCTACCTCTGACTTGAGGCATCCGCAGCTTTTTGTTTTTCCGCTTGTCAAAGATGCTGAGATTACAAATGTTGTCTTTCCACAATCACACAGACATTCCCAATATTTTCTGGTCCCTGTCTGTATTCCTCTACTGTTGAAAGTGGGCTTGCTTTCTGCTGATTTAACTACCACCAGCTTATGAAAGCGTTTACCCGTTAATTTGTACCACTTCATCTAATTCACCTATATTTTTGACTACATGTATATCTATATCAAAAAGCTCCTCTACCTGTTTTCTTTTGAGCTTCCCCATAGGCAAATCTCTCCCTTTTGCCTCTACAAATATAACATTTTCACTAGTAAAAATACAATAATCAATTACATGTTTTGCTGGTCCAGGTATATCGAAAGGTATTTGTCTTAGAAACATGCGGATCTTTTTTTTATCTTTTAGGGTCATAAGATAATCAAAGCATGCTCTCTCTAACTGGCTAGGGAATTTGATTCCATTCCTATCGCATCTTACGGCTCCGAATTTGTGTTTGATACCCATACAAGAATCCAAAAATCTTCTATCTAGTCTTTCAGCCAGTCCTTCAGGGAGAGGCGTTATCGTTGTGAGGTTGTTTCCCATATGCTATGTTTTATCATAGCGTGGTTTTTTTTCGAGTGTTTTACTCACCTTCTCATCTACTCTTTTGAGCTCTTCTTCCCAACTCTCACACTGATTCCATGCTTTGTCTACTTGCCTGCCATGTCAGCAATATCCTCATTCTGGCGTTTGCTGCTGCTCAATATACTGGCGAATTTGGGCCGCTTCTTCGCTACAGGCTTTCCGGGTATCTCAAACTCGATCACCGTCCTGCCAGATCGACTATGTCTATCCCGCTAGAGTCTGCCTGTATCTTGTATGCTGCAAGGATAATGGTTTGGACGAGTTCGCTGATCTCGCTGCTGTGTGTCCGGTCTTCTATTGCTTCTGCTGTGTCTCGTATGCGCTGACACTGCGCTTTTATGTACCAGCCCGAGTCCATAGCTTACCCCCGTGTGAGGAAGTCCGTTAGTAATATGAAAAGGATACCTACCACAAAGCCTAACGATGCTCCAATCTCAAATATTAGTTGTAGGTCGCTTGAATCGACAATCATCACCTTCTCCGCTACTGGACCAGTAGTAAAACTAACACTGGGCTATTTTTTTTGGGAACGCGAGTGGGTTAGAACGGGAGGTCTTCCTGTGGGGGACACGGCTGGTGGGGATCTTCTATTGCCGCCTCGACACTGCCTAACTCTCTGGCTACACATCGATTGTATGAGCACATATCCCCCTCAACACAGTGGAGTTCTAGACCAAGATTTCTTTGATCGTCTTCTGTCATGTTGCGGCCTCTTTGGGAAGCGACCAATTCATTCCGGTGACCCTCCCGTTGTCGCGGGTTTGCGTTTTGACAACATAACCGCCTTTCAACAGCTCGTTTACTGCCGAACGCGTCGAATCCCGCCCGTCGGTGCTCATCTTCTCAAGCGCGTGCTGGCTCGTATTTTCTCCCAGCTGCCGCAGCTTCGCGTACAGCCCTTTGGCCTTCCAGCTGATTTCTGTATCGTCCAAGAAGTTAGTCATTTTGGTCCTTTGGCCTGGTGTTCCATAATATGCTACACCCGATACCAGATTGCCGTCCACAGGATTAACATCTATTCCGTCGCAAAAGGACTAGTGTCCTGAAACGTCTCACACCCCCTTAGAATCGATTTGTTTTGTCCAGCGCGTGATTCCATGGCCCGTGCTCTGTTATGGCCGTGTGAGGCTTCGTATGAGCTTTTGGAGCTATTGGCGGTGTTGGTCAAAGCATGTCCTGTAAAAGTTGCAAAAGCTTTTCGAGCTGCCTGATGAATTCTGCCTTGGGCAAATCGAAATCAACCTCGTGCTGAGACTTCCCGATCATTACTTTGGCGTACTTTTTCAAAATCTTGATTCCTGGACGCCTTTTCTGAACGAATTCGGCATGGGACTTGTTGAACTCAAAATCTGCGCACTCCGGCCGCCTGCCTTTCTTCAGCGCATCCCGAAGGTAAGCGGAAAGCGAGCGGATCGATCTGTTTCTGGCTCTGGCGGCTGTCGCATCTTGCTCGTAAACGGCAAAGGCGTTTTCGATCTGCTTTACCGTGTACGGCTTTTTGTCGTTGAACAGCAGGCACACGAAATCGGAGCTTAGGCTTTCTCCCCACTCGGGATTGAAGGCAACGAGCTTGTCGTGGAGCTCCCTCTGCTCGGTGTCGAGCTTCCTTCTGAACCTCTCCGGATCGAGAGCTTTGGCTTTTGGTTTCTCCATCGCCTCAGGCGAAAGGACAATGTCCTTTTTGGGTTTTGGGTTTTCTCGCGCACGCGTCGGAAAGACATTGTCCTCTTTAATCTTCTTATTAGGATCTTCTTTTAAACAGATGGTCTTTATTAAAGCATCCTGAGTCTCGGGGCCCCCGGCCTCGGTATACCGAGGTTCAGGACGTCGGAGATATTTCTTTAAATAGGACACCTTGTACCTCACCGAACTCTTCAAGTTGCCTTGCCTGGTCACCACCCTATCCATGTACCCAAGCTCTATCAACTCGTCAAAAGCTGCATAGACACGATCTCTTGATATATTCTTGGCTTTCCACACGTTCTTGGGTTTGACTACCCAGCTCTCTTTGCAAGAAAGTAGATATACAAGAACAACAGTGGCACCCATTGACATCGTGGGATGCTGAGATATTTCATTGGGGATGACTGAGAATTTTGAGTCAGCCGTGCATCTTTCGATGTTGTTTTCGTCTGTGGCTTGATTTTCCGTCATATGCTCTCTCCGAAATAACATTGGAGAGTGCACATAAAGCTGCTATAGGGTATTGTATCCCTGGTAACATCGTTGGGTTATCTCCAATGAGTGTTGTTGGTTGTTAGAAGCTTTACAGGTTTCCGTTGTAAAGCTTCTTAGGTCCTTGGACCTGTATAGAGGCCCGACTCACTTCGGGCCTCTTATTTTTCAGAGGTCTAGCTATTCAGCGTAGATTCCGATTCTGGACCGTTCCATCTTAGACTCAAAATTGGATCGGTGTCGAGCTTCCTTCTTCGTCTTTTTTGCTGAATGCTTCTGGCCATACAGCTTCGGTCCGTGAGACCTGCCCATTCGTCTCTGCTTCGACTTTAACAGCGAAACGTGCGCTCATCCTATGGTTCCCTGATAGGTTCCTATATATAGTAGCAGGGGCCATCCCTATGGATTTAGCGAATACGTACGGCTTTATCGAATTTGATTTCAGCCAATCTTTGAGTATCATCTTTTTATCTCCTGTTGGGTGGGGTATGTCTTAACATTACCACCCTTTCTCTTTTTTGTCATTGCTTTCTTTTCTAGTTCGCGTTATGTTTGTCACAACCTAGGAGGTTTTATGAAGCTGACAGACACTGAATACTACACCGCAAGAGACCGTGATTTCTATGAGAGAATTGAGAAAACCGACTCTTGCTGGGAGTTTATAGGAACTAAGACACACGGCTATGGATCGTTTAGTGCTAAACGTTCGGGAACCAAGCTAGCTCACCAGTACTCTTTCATTAGACACCACGGACCAATACCAGAAGGTCACTGGGTATTGCATACGTGCAATAACCGATCCTGCTGCAATCCGGACCATCTCTATGCTGGGACACCAAACCAAAACGCATACGACAGATTGAACCGTAAGCGTTCCCCCCATCAAAAGCTAACTCCCGATGTTGTTGTTTCCATGAGAAGGGAATTTGACGACGGAGCAACTCTGGTCGATTTGACCTGCAAATATAAGGTAGCGACTAGCTGCATTTATGCTGCCGTGAAACGCATCACCTGGAAGCATATTTGATGTTTTTCTCTTTTTGAACACAAGGCGCTTGCATGCTTTTCTTGTTTGTGTTATGTTTTACTCATAAAAGCAAGGGAAACCAACCAAACCAAAGGGCCTACCATGAGATTCGAAGACGCAATTAGCATCGCATACGAGAACCATACCAATTATTTGCATGACCTGCACTTTAGCACAGCACCTGAAGCATCGACATGCATCATTTGCAGTGAGACACATAGTAATGAAGACGCTCGATGGATTCACCCACATGAATGTGCAGTTAAGATGGACGATGACGAGTCTTTTGTCTGCTCTGAAGAGTGTGCTGAAGTCTGGAAAGAAGAATTCTTTGATGAAATTGAAGATTTCGAAATCCGTAAAGCTCAGGAGGCATAGATGTACCAAGACAAACTTTTACAAGAACAAATCAAAATGGAGAAAAAATAATGACTAAGGAAATAGCGGTACAGGCCGCACAAGATATAGTGGAAATTAGCGGTTATAAAATGGATGACGTGAGGGTCATCAAAGGTGTGATGGGCTTCAACATGTCCGATACAGACCTGCGTGTTTTCCTTCACATCTGTCGCCACACCAAGCTTGACCCACTAGCGAAACAGATCTATGCGATTCCTCGTGGTGGCAAAATGACTATCCAAACTTCTATCGATGGCTTCCGTCTTGTAGCTGATCGAAGTGGATGCTATGCCCCAGGCAGACCAACCGAGTATCATTACAATGATAAGGGCTACCTTCTGGCTGCAACGTCCTATGTGAAAAAGTTTGCTGGTGGAACGTGGCATGAAATTGGAGAGCAGGCGTTGCTCGCTGAATACATGGGAAATTCTCCCTTTTGGGGGAAGATGCCTAGTGTGATGCTTGCCAAGGTTGCGGAAGCTAGAGCTTTGCGACGTGCGTTTCCAGCAGATTTGAGCGGCCTTTATACCGATGACGAGATGGACCAAGCAGCTAATCGTGCTCCTGTTGTTCCCAGTGAACCTCAAGCAACTGTCGAGCCAACGATCAGTAAGGAAGAGTGGGATAAGTTGAATGGTTATCTTAACGGACATGACGAATTGAGACAAAAGCTCAAAGAGCTATGCAAAGTTGATGATTTAAGGAACATAAAAATTTCACAAAAGGATGCTGTAAATGCGTACGCAAAATCATACATGCAAAGACAAAAGGATGCCAAGGAGACTTCTTAGGTCAAGTGCTTGGCTGACGAATTGGACCCCGTGCAGCCAAGCTTTAGAGATCAACGACCGCCTAAAATGCCTACTCCCTGGATGTTCCATCATTCTGGGGGTAGGAGACCGAATAGCTTATAACAAATGTGCAATTGAAATCAAGGAGATACAATCATGCGACTACTACAAACCCAGTGGGGAGACTTTTTACTCAACAATGCTGTTAGAGTCGATTTCTTCCAGGCGAAGGAAAAAGAAACCTGGATGGTTTTCATGGCTATCGACAATTACAAGTGCCCTCTTCATCCGTTCGAGACCGAGAGAGACGCATTTGTTTTTGCAGCCACTATACACGCTAAAGTAAGAGACTTCATCACATTTTCAGGTGACGAAGAGGCAATAATTTTGAATTTAACCGACACATGTAAAGCCGCTTTACAGGAAGTCATGGAACAGGGAGTAGTAGAATGACAGAGCCACACGAAATACAAGGGAGCCCAGAGTGGCTAGAGTGGAGAAAGACCAAGGTTACAGCGTCCGAGCTACCTATCATCTTAGGCATTAGCAAGTGGGCAACCGCCTACTCTCTATGGCAACAGAAGCTCGGCTTTACAGGTGGGGTCAAGGACAACTACGCCATGAAGCGTGGCCGTGATCTAGAACCTATGGTTAGGGACTTAGCAAACGAGAACCTGAGTGCTAAGTTCGTTCCTGCTGTTTTAGTATCTAACGATCTAGCGTGGGCTGCTGCGAGTCTTGATGGGATTGATCGGGAGTATGAAGATGGTGCGATCATGGAAATTAAATGTCCTGGTCTTGCTGACCATCAGCTTGCTGAAAAAGAAGAAGTTCCACCGCATTATTATCCGCAAATACAGTGGCAGCTCTTCGTGGCAGACCTGAATACCTGTTATTATGTGTCTTATTATGATCAAAGTCTCGCCATATTCGAGGTCGTGCGAGACGATGATTATATATCTAACACCCTTCTTCCTGCTGGAGCTGAATTCTATCGCTGCCTGGTCGAAATGGAGGAACCGGCTAAGGAGGAGGACGATTTTATTCAGATCGTAGACCCTCAATTTGAGGAGAACGCCAGGGAGTGGAAGGCTGCTAAAGAGCTACTGACACTATATACTGAAAAAGAGAAATATTACAAAAATAAATTGATCTCTTTCACCGATGATAGTAATTGTAAGGGTAGTGGTATCACCCTACAGAGAATTGCCAGGGACGGCAGTGTAGACTGGAAAAAGCGTTGGGCTGATATGAAGACTCAGTTTCCCCAGGCTGAGGAAGCATATCCAGAATCTGAGTATCGAAAGGAATCGATCGGCTATTGGAAGGTTTCACAAGACAAGTAAAAATAATAGACTAGCTCGGGTGGGTTTACATCCATTTTCCTGCCTGAGCTACTTTTCAGGGGTCTCGTGTTATTTGTCTCTTTACTCTGGAGATTCAGGGGTTAAATCTGTAGAAATTCCCGTTTGCTCATGTATATGGTGCTCTAAAAGCTCTTCTAACAAATGATCGTCGGACAACCCAATCTTTTTGTTGATGTAAGAACACCCACCAACGGTGCATCCGATTACCAATACTATAATTGCGAGTCTCACAAGCCGCCTCTGTATTTTATCAATATCATCATTCATCACGAATAACCCCTGAATCCCAGATCATATACCGTAACTTTTCCAGGTAGGTCTGTATACCATCCACCTCAAGCCACTTGTCTTCACCGTGCTTGAGTTTGTTTCTTAATTCTTGGTCTACATCCCAAAGGATAGAGAAAGCGTCGTCACGGCGCATGAAACGGCTGAGTTCCTGTTTGTCCTCATACGGGTCAAACTCCTGTGTGACCATGATTTTTCCCATTACGTACCGATCCTATATACAAATGCTCCTCGCATCTCTCTGGCTCCGTTGGTAAATCCACTATTTAGAACTGTAACACCTCCGGCCGTCTTAAACTGGGTGTAGTTATTAGGGGAGTTTATAGGAATATCATGAATTCCTGTCGTTACAGTCAGAGATGCTCCAACTCCTAACCAACTTCCTGTGTAAAGAGATGATGGAGCTCCAACAAAACCCCTAGCCGAGAAGGGTAGAATCATTTGTAACGCTACAGCTCCTGCACCGTCTGTACCACCATCACCATTAAATCGATACCATACGTGGCATGTCTGATTCCATCCATCGAATGTATAATGTACTACTTGTTCTGACCAGGTGGGTGCGGTTCCACCATTTGCTCTAGTCAACAGTCCAGTAGCAGCACCGAATTGTGAGACTGGCATACTCCATATGGTGTCCCAGTTCATGTATTCGTATCCCATACCATCAGCACCAGATAATGCTTGTACTGTCCAGTCGTCAGTAGTCACACCCATGCGCATTCTAAATGATCCAACAGGAATAGCAGGGTTAGTGTCGTAGTCTCCTACTGTGATGGAATCATCCAGAGCCCACATTGCTGTATTAATATCGGCTACAGCACTTGATGGCTTACCAATATTTGCTGCTGCGGGTGACGTTGCAGCCCAGGGGGACCTGCTGATCATGAATGTAAAGCCAGCTTCTGAATCCTTTTGGACTGCATAAATCCAGAAGGGGATATCTGTATTGGTGGCTATTGCCGTGGTCAACCCGAAGAGGTTTCCTATAATAACTGAGGTTCCGTTAGCATCTTCAAAGCTAGAGTTTGCCGTTACCGCATACGTAGACATAATTCCTGGCTGGGACTCTGATCCTATGATCACATAACCACGATTCGTATCACTAAGAGCTGTCCCATCATCTTTTGTGATAGTAAACACTCCAGCCGCTAATGTGATTCCAAGGCCATAGGCTCCAGGTGTGCTAGCCCAAGGTTGCTTAATCTGTAGGTAAGCGTTAGCCGAGACATCAAAGTGCGAACTATCTGCACTCACCATTCCCATATCCACTAGAGTAGCTGGTGCTGAAGCAGGTGCTATTCCTACCGATGCCTGTGCGTCTATTCTATAAGAGTTGACGGCGATCGATCTTGTTTCTACTGGAACGCTATGTGCTGCGACCGCATTGCCTGAGACGGTCATTAAACCAGAACCTGAAGGAACTACAGGGTTTACACCTGGACCCGTCACCGCATCTACA